TGCCAACGTAAAGTACGGGTTCTTCCCTGCTGACGAGACCGGAGCAAATTGATGGATTCCCTGAACGACCTGTCCAACTATCGAACCGTCGGCTTAATGGGGCGGCTCATGAAACAGGGAAAACGCTGGGAAACTACGCCGGAGATCAGAAACCGAGCAATTAACCTGATTGCCGATGTCGTCGAAGACGAAGGCGAAAACGTCGCAAACCGCCTGAAAGCCGTCGATCTGCTGCTGAAGTGCGAAGCCCAGAATATGCTGGATGACAAGGTGAGTCTCGAGTTGGCCGGCGGCGGGCAGGAAGTGGAGCAGCCGAAGGTTATTCTGATTCTGCCCGGTAACGGGTCGGAGGTTAGTGTTGAAGCTGAGGCGTGAAAAAACCCGCTGATGAGGCGGGTTCATTGAATTCAGAGATTACTACCAAACAAACTGAAATTCCTGGCGGCGCTGTCGTCCGGGGATCAGGGGCATACCGTGGGAATCCGTGGGTAATGCGATAACAGCACAGAAGCGCATTTCTTCCGAACGTCATTATGCCATAACTGCGAAACAACGCAAGCGACGAATCCGTCGCGCCTCTGCTGCTCGTGGTTCATCCGCTGGCGACCTGCCTCCGCTGGCGACCTGCCTCCGCTGGCGACCTAGCTGCTGCCGCCGCTGAAGCCTCGTCGAGGCCGGCGAGCCCCAGTGTGCAATACCGGACATCCGGATATCTAGATAAACATATCTTTTTGTCTTAATACAAATAGATATGAAGATCTTTTTATCCTTAATTGCTTCGGCCAGCTTGAAGCTGGCAAGCTGACGCGCAGCCTCCCGGATCGAGAGCAGCCTCCCGGATCCAGAGCAGCCTCCCGGATCCAGAGCAGCCTCCCGGATATTTCTAAAATTTATCTAACTATCTATTTACACAGGATCCGCAAACCCTAATATGCCGAAAGAACATCTTGACCAATCAACAAAAGGAGAACCAATGACAAACGAAGAACTATTGAAAGCAATGCAGCATACAGGACGGCTCCACATCGTGAGCATAGGAAAAGAAACTCTAAGAGAGAAACTAGACCGCATCGCAGAGGCAACAGGGGGACGAAGCAAACCGGAAGACGATTGGAAAGAAGAACAGAAGCTCAGAAGACTACGTTAACCAAAACTTTTGACCAGGGAGAATTGAAACATGGAATACGAGAAAATAATCGGAACCGCACTTTTGACCGGAGACCACGACAAAGCGCTTCGGCGAGTGACATGCAAAGCAGCAGCATCAACGCGGATTTTTTGCGGCTGTGGCGCAGTCCACGACGAAAAGCGAGTCCACGTCGTGGAGATTGTCCACAATGACGGGACAGAGCAAACCGTTGCCGCATTGTGTCCGGATTGCTACGCGGAGAACTTGCCGGCAATTGAATCAATTGCAAAGAAGGCATCGGCAGACTACATCGAAGCAAAACAGCAGCCTCCCATTGTGCGCGTCGCAACGTGGGACCGTTTCATCATCGTTAAAGGAGCTTAGACCATGAAATCGTATCGAATTGCAACCGTCAAACATCATTCAATTGGATTGCACTATTCAATTCCTGTCGACCCGGACAATCTCGCCAAAGCAAAATCGCAGGCATTTCGCGAATTCGGCGAGGGATTTATTGGCCACAGGATTGTGATTTTTGACTCGTTGACGCGAACCGAGATTTCGTACCGCATCATCGGTGATAGCCGGTGGATTGACGCAAGATAAACCACACTTTTCCCGTTTTTCATTTTCATCCACGTTCACAAGGAATTCGACCATGAGCAATCTTTATCGCGTCCGGTGGGAAACAGACATCGAAGCAGAGACTGAGATCGAGGCCGCAAGAATCGCAATGATTCAGCAGAGGGACAACGACCCGGACAGAATCGACAATTGTTTCGACGTTGCAGAGATAACAGAGACCGGAGTTAAGGATTTCGTTTCTGTTGATATCGACACAATCGACGGAAGGTGCTGAAAACAGTAGACCACAGTTTCCCCGTTTTTCATTTCATCACGTTCACAAGGACAATCGACCAATGACAGTAAACACAATCAATCTACGCTCAACAAAGACCTTGACAGACTACGTCAGGACAACGGACAGAATGAGGACACTGGCAAAGCAGCTTTCCGAGCTATCGAAGCTCGAAACGAAGCTCAGGCCTGAAGTATTGGAGGCGATCGGCGAACGTCGCGAAATCGCCGTACGCGGACAAGTGCGGATTCTGGAACCATCAGTTAAGGAATCAATCGGGCAGGAAGATACGGAACAAACTGTTGAAGTGTTCAAGGCAATCGGATTGCCAGTAAACACCAGAAGCGCCGAATACGTTGCTCCCGCATCGTTTTCCAAATTGGTACGTGATGGAGTTGTGCCGGAGGAACTTATCAAACGGACTTCCGAAGCCATCGTTATCGTGCATTAAGAAGACCACAACCAAACCCGCTCGCATCGTGCTGGCGGGTTTCCCATTTTGAACCATTTGAACAGGATTGAAACCCATGAAAATACTGTCACCAGCGAGCGCGAACACTAAAACGAGAAAATCAGCCGAGAAGGCCAAGGAGTATAGAATTGTCTCCTTGATGCTAGCACCGGCAGCATCGGCGAACGGGAAAACCGTTTGTAGTCATTCCAGCGCCGCATGTGAAAAATTGTGCGTCGGTGGCGACGGAATTGGGCTCGCGCAGGTTTTCAAGGCCATATCTCAAAGTAGACGCGATAAGGTAAACTGGCTTCATTCAGACCGCGTAGGATTTATGCGACAACTTGAAACTGAATTAGAAACCGAACAGCGGCTTTCCGATCGCGACGGAACTATTTTATGCGCCAGGATGAATTGTTTTTCGGACCTGAACTGGTTCAGCTTGATTCGTCGTTTCCCGGATGCGGTTTTTTACGATTATACGAAGAATCTGCAGCGCATCGTGTCACCTGAAAAGCCCGAAAATTACTGGCTGACAGGGAGCTTCACGGAGAACAAAAAGAACCAGCAGGATTGTATTGAACTTTTGCGTCGTGGCGAGAATATCGCAATCGCATTCGCCGACCTTTCCGGGCATTTTGTGGGCAATAGAGCGCTATACCAACGGCTTCCAAAGACGTGGACCCTTGACGGTACGGAACTTCAGGTGCTGGACGGCGATGACTCCGATCTTCGAATGCTGGACAAGCGCGCCAAACCCGGAAAGCCTGGCTACATCGTAGGCTTGCGCCTGAAAAGTGGCTCTTCGGAACAGCGTCGTGAGTCTATTGAAAGTGGATTTTGCCAATTGATCGAGTAATCGAGCCAAAACGACGGAACGACGGAAACGCCGGCCTCATTGAGACCGGCGTTTTTGTTTGCGCCGGATGCAGCCGACCTTCCGGCTCCACCGGATGCAGCCGACCTTCCGGCTCCACCGGATGCAGCCGACCTTCCGGCTCCACCGGATGCAGTCGACCTTCCGGCTCCACCGGATGCAGTCGACCTTCCGGCTCCACCGGATGCAGCCGACCTTCCGGCTCCACCGGATGCAGTCGACCTTCCGGCTCCACCGGATGCAGCCGACCTTCCGGCTCCACCGGATGCAGCCGACCTTCCGGCTCCACCGGATGCAGTCGACCTTCCGGCTCCACCGGATGCAGCCGACCTTCCGGCTCCACCGGATGCAGTCGACCTTCCGGCTCCACCGGATGCAGTCGACCTTCCGGCTCCACCGGATGCAGCCGACCTTCCGGCTCCACCGGATGCAGCCGACCTTCCGGCTCCACCGGATGCAGCCGACCTTCCGGCTCCACCGGATGCAGTCGACCTTCCGGCTCCACCGGATGCAGCCGACCTTCCGGCTCCACCGGATGCAGTCGACCTTCCGGCTCCACCGGATGCAGTCGACCTTCCGGCTCCACCGGATGCAGTCGACCTTCCGGCTCCACATCGCATTCGAACTATCGACGAAATCGACGGAACGGGGATGGGGGCATTAGGCACCCCTCTCAATCAACCAAAAAAATAAAAAAACAACTTCCCCCTTCCTTTTGCCTACAATTCTATTACACTTCATTATGCCACTATTCCATCCAATAAAGGAGCCTCCCAAAGCATGTCCAACGAAATCGAACTCTGCGCAGTAAACCCATTCCTTCGTCCTCGCGACGCGATCCACGTTGCGGTGGTTCTGGTGGTTGCGAAGGAGCCACTGAAAGCCGGTCAGCGGATCGGGATTGTCGGCACTTCGTATTACAAGAACGGCGAGTATCTTGGCGCTGCGTTTTCAACGGAGACGTGTGATCGTTACCACGGGGTTGTGTCTCCGTTCATTGATCCGGACACAACCCTCACGAAGGACGACGTGTTCTGGATGATCATGAAGCCGAACACAGTCACAGACTTGCGTCACGCCTGGAGTCACGACGTTCTTCCGGAAGACAACGACAAGAACTCCACCGATTACGACGACGAATGCCGAGGTTGCAATGGATAAAGCCCAAGCAAACCCCGGTTCCCCCGCAGCCATTTCTCAGGGATGTCTTTGTCCCATTATGGACAACAATCACGGGAACGGGATTCCTGCGGGTGACGGGACGTATCTGTTTATGCATTCGGGGAGTTGTCCGATGCACGGATTTAAGAGTCAGCCACATTCCACCACCACCATCGACAGTTCAGGAGTCCAGCGATGATCCGGATTACACTCATCTTCATTTTGCTCACCATTGCCACTAGTCGAATCACAGACGCGGCTGACCCTGCGTTTGCCGGTAGGTATTTCGGTGCGATGGAATCTCGGCCAGCGGTTGCGGCCCCGGCGAAGAAGGATCCAGAAGTTTCGGTGAAGCCACCCATCAAGAAGATCAGTAAGAAGCCGACTCCGAGGGAACTCCATCTCGCGGATCAGGCACGTCACCGCGCGCAGTATTCCCCGCCGCCGAAACTGACATTCGACGGTGTTTACTACTGGAACGAGCAGGGCGAAGCGGTAGCGATGAAAACGCGATGTAAGGCGTGCAGAATTGGGCGATAGTCGGTAGAATTTCACTCGAAGAACAGTTTTCACAGCGTCGTGAAAACATAACAACCATTAGTCGAAGGAAAGCCATGAGTAAGCAGTTTCGTTTCAAGATCAACGTCGAGTGCGACGTTCAGAACGCGGATTCGGAGTCAGTCGCGCGGACAGCAGCATTTGCCCTGTTGACTCAGATGCAGAGCGTCACAAAGCGAGGTCGTCCGTCCTCGGACGTGAAGGCGACGATCACGGGTGTAAGTATCGACCAGCCGAGGTTCCGGGTGGAGCAGACAGTACGTTCGATGAACCCTCGGTCGCTGGATGAGTCAGAGACCGTCGACGTGACCGAACGCGACCAGTAGATCTCTCCCCGAAAGCAGTCAGCGATTCCCCCGAGTCGCTGGCTGCTTGTTTTACTCTTGAGTTCTCATTTATTTTTGTTATTGTGCGGGGATGGTCGCGTACGAGGTGACAACGAAACATCCGGGGTAACACCTGGACTAAAACCGTCGGCGGGCTGCTCGTACCAGTTTGTCGGCGGTTTTTTTGTGGAGATTTGGGATGGAAACTTCTGAACTAAGATTGAGGATTCTTGCGATTGTTGAGTATGACCCTGAGACTGGGTTATTCAGGAGGCTTGTTGCGTCGAAGGGATGCAGCCTGAAAATCGGATGGACAAAAGGATCATTGAGTTATCGTGGCTACCGAAAGATGAACCTGTTGAAGAAGTCTTATGAACTCCATCGAATCGCGTGGATGATTCATTACGGGGATTGGCCGAAGAAAAACATCGACCACATCAACGGAGACAAGTCCGACAATCGAATCTGCAACCTGAGAGATGCGACAGTCGTTGAAAACTCAAGAAATAGCGGGATGAGCAAGGCAAACACTTCAGGGCACATTGGCGTCAGATATTATGAGAGATATGGAAAGTGGAGGGCTGAGATAAAAGTAAACTACAGGAATCTCCACTTGGGACTATTCGACACAATGGATCAGGCAATCGAAGCGAGAAAGTCTGCTGAATCAGCCCACGGATTCCATCCAAACCATGGAAGGCCAAAGTAAAAATGAAGCTATCAGATCCACAGTACAGAGTTTTGGTAAGCGAGGCAGAATGGGTAGGATACGGGGGCGCGGCAGGCTCGGGTAAGAGCCATATTGTCACACTTGACATGCTTCGGCACTGTCAAGGACCGCATGCGAACCCAATGTTTCGCGGCTTGATCATGAGAAGGACTTACCCTCAGTTGACCAAGTCGGGAGCCCTGCTGGATCACTGCAGGGAGATGTATCGTCCATACGGCGCGATCTACAACCACACTCGCAATGAGTTTGAATTCCCGTGCGGCGCGAAGATCGCATTGGGATCGTGTCAGTTCGAGAAGAACCTCGAGGACTATCAGGGAGCCCAGCTTGACGCATTAGCGATTGACGAGGCCACACAGTGGCCTCTGAAGTTCGTGCAGTACCTCTGGGGTCGCGCGAGAAGTAAGTCTGGAGTTAAGCCGAGAATGAAACTCAGCATGAACCCAGATAATGACTCGTGGCTTTATCGGTTCCTGTATTGGTGGATTTCACCAGAGACTGGCCTGCCGATTCCTGAGCGGTCAGGAGTCATTCGCCACTTCCGGTATGTTGAGCCTGAATTTCACTGGTACGAAGAACCTCAGTATCAGGTGAGTGCCGAGACTGGCGAACCAGAGTGCGTGACGACATCCGCGACGTTCATCGGCGCGACACTTCGCGACAACACTCACCTGATGCAGTCTGACCCTGCGTACCGTCAGCGCCTCGAACAAATGTCAGAAGACGACAGAGATCGCTTCCTGAACGGGTGCTGGCTCGCCTCCTCAAAGACCGGCGCAGAATGGGACAGAGAACTCTTCACCAACGTCTACATCCCGCTCGAGAAGTTCCCCGTACCGAAACACGCCAACGACATTGTCCGGATGTTCTGCGTCGACCCTTCCAAAGGTCGCTCAGTGAAGAAAGGAGATTACAGCGCAATTGTTTGCATGGCACAAACGTCAGAACTGGCGTACGTCGACGCGGACTTAAAAAGAAGGTCGCCATCGGAGATCATCGAGGACTTGTTCCTGTTCTGCGAGCAGGACCACCACCGGATCAGAAGCGGCGACCTGATTGGGATTGAATCGACGCAGTTTCAGAGTATTTTCCGCGACTTGATCATGAACTACGCGGCGAATCACTTGGACTATGCATTGTCGAAGTATTTGATGTCTGGCGGGCTCATTATTCCTGTCGAGGACATGCTGAAGAAAGAGATGAGAATTCGTCGAGGACTGGACAAGCGACTGACGCAGCGAGAGTTCCGATTCCTAGAGAATCCGGGGACGACTCTGCTTCTGCAGCAGATTAAGCAGTTCGATGGCATCCCCGGCGTCGGGAAGCACGACGATGGTCCGGATGCATTGGCGATGTGTACGCAGTTGCCGCGTTATGAGCAGGAGTATTGGGAAAATCTGAGGAAGGAGAAGTGAGATGAGTAAACGAGGGTGCGGTCACTGCCGCGAGAAATCGGATCCGGTAGAGTTTGCGATACAGACGGTATCGGCGATCGTCTGCCAGTCATTCCATCAGAACGCGAACGTCGGGATTTACCGTCGCGCGGTGAGATCGTCGCATTGGTGGTGGAGGTTCCTGCAATGATCGAGAAGTACCAGTATTCAGCGACCGTAGTTTCGATTTACGACGGCGACACGATCACAGCCATGGTTGACCTTGGTTTTGGCGTGCAGGTAAATCAGAAGCTCAGGCTGGCGAGGATCAACACACCGGAAGTCAAGGGGTCGCAACGGGAGCAGGGGGTCGCGTCTCGGGACTATCTGATTACCCTGGTGCCGGTCGGCTCTCAGATCGACATCCGGACGATCAGGGACAGTCAGGAGAAGTACGGAAGATATCTGGCGGAGGTGTTCAAGGGCGACATTTGCGTGAACGACCTGCTCGTTCAGGCCGGAATGGCGGCATACAAGTCTTACTAAGATTGTTTTGACGTGTTTTCCTGTGTAATCTGATGTCGAGGAGACATCAGATGAACGGTTTGCCGACGACATGGACCATTGAGAACGAAAAACTGTCAATTGCCGCCACGAAGGCCGCTGCGCGGATCTTTGAGGAACTGGGAGTCAGTTGCGGCGGAGTGAACGCGAACGGCGATCAGCTTCCGTTCGGTGGCGACGAGCCCCTCGAGACGATTCAGGATGTCCGGGAGGCAATTGTTCTCGGCGATCAGCTTGGCAGAATGCCTTGGGGGACGAACGCGAAGGATAATCGGTCGTATTACATTGCCGATACAGGGCATGCGATCACCGTCAAGCCGAGGGACGAGAATCAGCCGAACTCTGATGCTGTGAAGCGGATTGAGGCGTTCATTGAACTGTGGACGGCTGAGAATCAGTGGCAAATGCGGCAGTCGGAAGTCAGTCAGCGGTGCGATCGGCACGGTGAAGTGTTCGATTTGCTGAGTTACGACGACGACGGGATGGTCCGGGTCTATTTTGGCGAGCCGCAGGATCTCGACGACGACCCGAAAAGCAATTTTGTCGATCCGGACGACGCGACGAAGGAGTATTTCGATTCGCTGGGCGTCCGGAAGACGAATGATTTGCGAGCGCAGCCGGTAGCGTACTTCCTGAAGGATGTGTGGTATCCGGATTTGCGATTTGTCACGAAGATGACGAGGGAAGGTGGGCTTGCGAACTACCGAGGTGACACGATTCCGCTGATGGAAGAGTCTCAGGATCGCATTCTTGTTCAGCATCGTAAGAGAAACGTGCTGTCGGCAGATCCACGAGGACTGACTCTGTACTGGCCGGTTCGTGAGGAATTGACCTTCGCGAAGAAACTGCTGGCAAATCTGATGCGAACAAGTTCGTTTCAGGCGGCATTCGGAGCGATCCGAACGATTATGGGGAATCCGTCGAGCGATGCAGTCAAGACTTACCTGAATACGCAGCAGAATGGCAGCGGAAGCAGCGGACAGTCAGAGACATTCGACTTTCCGTCGGCTGCAGTCGTCACAATCCCATCGCAGATTAAGTACGAGTTTCCAGAGACGGGCGCCGGGAACAGCAACCACATTGAAACGCTGGTTTCGCTGCTCCGCGCGTGCGCTGCGGGCATGAAACTGCCGGAGTTCATGCTGACGGCGAATGTCAGCGAGGGGAATTTTGCATCGACGCTGGTCTCAGAAGGCCCGTTCCACAAGTCGATGCGGTACGAGCAGTCGCTGATGGTTCAGGAAGACCTGCGGATCCTGAAGCAGGCTCTGTGGTACGCTGCGGAGTCAGGAGAGCACGACATCACAACGGCTGACGTGATGCAGGTTGTGCTGGAAATCAAGCCACCACGAGTTCAGACGCGAAATCGCCAGGAAGATCACGAGGTGATGAAGGATTGGTGGGATCGCGGCCTGCTGGGTAACAAGACGGTTTTGGCTCCGGAAGGACTGGAATCAGTGGCCGAGAACGCTCAGCGCAAATCGGAACTGGAGACGGAGCTTCCGCTGCCGGCTGGATCTCCGCAATCGCCATTGAATTTGGGGACTCCGGGACCAGAAGCAGGCAACAAAGCGGATCCGATGAAAGAAAAGGGCGTTTCGAAGAAAGATCCGACTCGAAACATCTAAATTCGGTTGCACGGGGCTTGTCAAGTTCGTACAAAATGACTTATTGTCAATTTGGCGATTTGACAAAAGGAGTTTGCCATGGGATGTGGCTGCGGAAGTAAGAAGAAACCGAAGGGTGGCAAGGGCGGAACCAAATGAGTGACATCCTCGTAACAGAAGATGCGTTCGAAGCCATTGCCGAAGATCGAATTGATCGAGAGCGGGGAATCATCCGGGGAGTCAAGTTGCTGGGGTTGAGATCACTCAACAAACGCAACTACGACACACCCGGAGTTCAGAAGTCAGCGATGAGGCTGCTGCCGGGGACATCGATTTACATCGACCATCCAGCGACAGCAACAACCAGTCGCTCCTATCGGGACAAATTTGCCGTTGTCGGTCAGAAGGTTGAGTACCGTCCAGGCGAAGGTTACTTCGGGGACGTGCATTACAACCCGAAACATGCTGTTGCAGAACAGTTCTTGTGGGACGTAGTCAACGCTCCAAAGTCGTTGGGGATGTCGATTAATTCCTCGATCAAGTCCGGAAAAGTCGGTTCCGACGGGGACATGATTGTCGAGTCCATCGAAGTTCTCCGGTCTGTCGACATTGTCACGAAGCCGGCAACAACTGCTGGCATTTTCGAATCAGAGGAAGAAGAGATCATGGACCTGAAGACACTCCGCGACAAGCATCCAGAACTCGTGAAGTCAATTCTCGAAGAAGCCACGGCGACTGACGCGACGGAAGCCGCGCTCGTTCAGGCGAAGAAAGAGAAGGACGAGTTGAAAGCTCGTCTGGACGCACTGGAAGCCGAGCGAGCGACTGAGAAGCTGCGAGGCGAAGTGTCTGCTGAGTTCGCAAAGGTCTTCGAGGAAGTCACCGTCGAAGACGCTTTGATGAAAGAGATCGTTGAGTGTGCCTGTGAAATGCAGGAAAGCACTCGCAAGAAATTCAGTTCGGTTATGTCGAAGATCAGCCCAATGCTGGTCGACGACAACTCGGACGACACAGAAGAAACCCCTGTCAAGGAAGAGGAAGAGCAGGCAAAGAAGCCAGCTTACCGTCCGACGCAGGGATCAAAGGCCGGTTACAAGAAGGGTACGCTTCTGGCGGACCTTGGGATTGGAAAGTAGTCACTGACCGTTTCGGTTCGTTTGTTTGAAAAGGGCGAGACATGCCACGCTGTTTGAATGTAATGCACCAGTACGGTCAGGTTCCTGCGGTCACTGACATCCGTCACATGACTCCGCCTGACACTTTGGTTGATATGTGCCCTGGCGACTTCCTTGGAAGCGACAGTGCTACAGGAATCCTGAAGGCGGCTTTGATCCAGACGGATCAGGCGTGGGACACGAATCTCGCGACGACTCAGACTGCCGCGAAAGCGAAGTTTCAGGGCGTAAACCTGCAGGAAATCGATTCGGATGACGGCGTTTGCAACGACGCTCCGGATTGCATCCCTTTTGCTCTGTATCGCGAAGGATCGACGTTCCAGCGAGCCTACAAGATTGTGGATGTTGACGGGGCTGCTGCTCCGACGACATGGACTCGCGGTCAGGGATTCACATTCGGCAAGGTTGCTGGATCGAATCTGTTGAGCAACGACACGATCCAGAAGACTGACACTGCCGGACTGAAAGTCTTCCAGGCAGTGAATGACAGTGGAGCCGAAAGTCAGGCTTACGCTCTCGTCGAATTCAAATCGTAATTTGTGTGGTGATTCCGAGGTTCAGACAAGGACAGTAAAATGGCGAATCGCCAACTCACGAAAAAGGTCATTGACGCTTACAAGAAGCACGGCGAACAGGTTCTTGAAGAGTTCGACGAGGCTCTTGAGTCAAAGCAGATCAAGCCTTTGGATATCGACCTGAATTACTGCGTTGAGCAGGACTTCGGGCCGAACTTCAAAG